ATATCGCTTGCGATCATACGCGCCACGGCCTCGTATTCGTCGGCCGTAACTGTCCTTGATAAAGGAACGAGGAGCCTGAAACGCGGCTTGCTGGGCCTGTGCTTGTGGGTAGAGTAGCAAGCGCTCGCATAGTCGGCCAGCATCGAATAATCCTCATAGAAATGCTCCGGTGCAAAGTCCAAGTCGAAGGAAAGGATCGTGCGCCCGGTCACGGTATGGCTTCCACGCTTGCCGTCTTTTAAGGTGCCGCCGACAAAACCGCCGACGTCCTTGATATTGTCCTGGTCGGCTTTGCTGGCGGCCTGATATTCGGCGTAGGTTTCCGGAGTCCTGATCGGCTGTTGCAGCTTCTTCAGGATCCCCGACCACGCCATCTGCTTATTTTTCCACCGCTTGTCGAAGCGGTTCTTGCCGGTGCTGATCCAGAGCTTCGCGTCATTTGAAAGCTCCGGCCCCGGTTCAAATTGTAAAATGTCTGCTTCCTTTGTTTTCATAGTGTCGCCCTCTGTATCATTCCGTCCTCTGATAGCTCATAAAGGTCGAGCCCCCACGCCATCGCCGCGCCGAGCTCAATACAGCATCCGGAGGAGGAGCGCCAGCCGGGCAGCAGGAGTATCGCGCCGCAAAGCTGGAGCGCCGTCAGGCATACTTGCATAAACTCGTCGTGGGTCAGCGTGTCATGCTCTGAATGATGGGTCAGGCTTTTCTCGACGACACGGCCCATGCGGCCGATAGAATTAAAAGGGTTGATCACGCTTTCGATACCTTCACGGTGCAGTCTGTTTTCAGCGTTCTCGAAGTCCATCTGCACCATTCCGGGATCGTGGCCGGTTATAGGGCCGCTTATATAAAATCGTTTAGTTCTGTTCATCTTCTGAAACCTCCTCGTTACTGATAGCCGTTCCGGGATATCTTGACCCGACTATGTTTTGAGTTCCGCAGCGCGGGCAATCAAAAGCGTCGCCGTATTCGGCCCCGTTTGTAAGGATTGAAAGGCCACCGCGTGTCGATACGGTATAGCGGTTGTCCTTCAGGAGCTCGAATTTACGCCCGCAAGCGTGACATTTATATCTTCCAAACATCGCTTTATCCTCCATTCAGTGCGTGCGCCACAAGGGCGCACGATTTTAGATTAGACAGAAAGCCGGCCGGACGCCAAGGGAGGCCGAAGCGCCGTAGACGCTCGCATCGCCGGCGCTGCTCACACGGGCGAAGGCCGTCGCCGAGTCCTTGACCTTGTTCATAAGCCAGCCCCACTCGTAAGCCTCGCCTTCACGGTCAGCGATGCGGTTTGTCCTTTTGGCCATGAGCGGCCATAATTCCTTGAAGCCGTCCGGAGTGTCGGGCTCATAGTACTCGCGCATCCATTCGTCCTCGCTGGTTCCTGAAAAGAGCTCCCCGGCGTAAGGTACTCGGAACGGATACTCCGTGCCGTTGGTCTCGATCCAGTTTGTGAGGCGCTGCCTTATACCGTCGAAGTTGCTGTCCTTGGCCAGAAAAGCGTTCATGGCCGGAATAAGGTCGTTATGGGTGTAGGGCTTGTCGAGATACTGATCGAGCAGGAATACCGCTCCGGACTCGGCCACGCGCTGGCACGTTGCTGTATATTTTCCGACCTCTATCTGATCGCCGACCGCAATCACGCGGCTGTTGATAATCTCTCTCCGGATAACCCGGATGTCCTGATCGCTGGTGTATATGTCCATGGTTCCCTCCTTAGTCTTTCTGATAATAATCGCATTCATACGTTCCGCCTTTCAGGGGCAGCCCCGCCGCCCAGCTGATCGGCTCGGCCATCATGCCGTCGATGATTTCAGCGGCATCGGCCTGTTCCTTTGGTACATCAATAATCATTTCGTCGTGGACGTGGGCCACGATCTTGTAGCCGCGCTCCGTTGCTTCGATGAGCTTCACCGCGAGGCAATCCCGCGCGGTTGCCTGGACGATATTCTCGACCAGCTTCCCTCCGTAGGTATTAAGGAGCGTCCACTGCTTGTTGTTCTGATCCACACCGAAATAGCGGATCTCGTTTCCGTATCGGCCGTCGTAGAGCTTCGCTCCCCAATAGGCGATGGAGCGTCCGGAAGGCAGCCTTGCAAACAGTACTCCGTCCCGGTAATAAAACTCGACTCCGTGCTTTAGATTCACGTCGCGCCGGTCTTCAATGGCCATCTTGGCAGCCCGTTCATAGGTGCGCCATAGTGATACTATTTTCGGGCTGGCCGCTCTCCATTGATCGACAATCGGCTGCATTTCCGACTCCGGTATAGAGCCGGTGGTGTCCATGCTTTTCATAGCCCCCACGCCGCCGCCGTATCCAAGGGCCAGCTCGGCCACCTTTCCACGCTGGCGCAAGTGCGCGTTCTGTCCGTGCTTTTCCACCGGAACCTTGAACATCCTCGAGGCCGATGCGCAGTAAATATCGCCGCCACCTTTGAATACATCAAGCCGCCACTGTTCCCCGGCCAGCCACGCGATAACGCGGGCTTCGATGGCCGAGAAGTCTGTCACCACGAACCGGGATCCTTCCGACGGTATAAAAGCCGTTCTGATAAGCTCTGAAAATACCTGCGCCGGTTCTCCGTATAAAAGCTCCACGGCTTCAAAGTCGCCGCGCTGCACGGTATCGTGCGCAAGGTCGAGGTCAGGGATGTGGTTTTGCGGAAGGTTCTGCAGCTGAACGATACGGCCTGTCCAGCGCCCGGTGCGGTTTGCTCCGTAGAATTGAAGCATTCCGCGCACGCGGCCATCCTTGCATACCGAGTCGAGCATGGCCCGGTATTTTTTCGTGCTGGTCTTTCCGAGGGCCTGTCTGATCTCAAGCACCCGATGAACGTCGGCCGGGTAGTTATAGCCCAGCGCCCACTTGACGGTTTCCTTTGATACGTCGGTCGAAAGCGTAGCCGCTCCCTTTTGGCCAAACCACCGCTTTAGCTGCGGGAGGCTGTTTGGGTTGTCGAGGCCGGTAATATCGCGGGCTTCCTCAATAAGCTCCTGCTGCCGCTGGTTGTCATAATCCACAATTTTTTCCACCATAGCCACATCGACACGGATACCCCGGTCGCAGATGATCTGATCCACCGACCAGAGCTTCTGCTCCGTCTCGTTCGGCCGGTACTTCCGGAGCCGTTCAAGTATGGCTTGCTCCGTGACCACGTCCTGCGCGTTGTATTCGCAGAACAAGCGCCACTTTGCGAGGTCGTGCCGGGGATAATTGCGCTCCCGGCCGCCGTTCCTGTTGGTGGGCTTGCACGGTTTGCAGAAGTATTGAATTAAAGCCTTGCCGGTGCGGAGCTTTTTCTGATCATTGGCCAGCCCTAAAGCGTCGCCCGCGCCCTCGAGGGAGCGGGGCAGCCCCAGCGTTGAGGCCAGTATCATAGTGTCGCGCCACTCGTCCGGGTTGCATTCCGAGCCGTAATAGGCCCGGAAGCACGTCCGTTCAAAGTTTGCGTTGTAAGCGGTTTTTATGATGTCGGGATTATTCAGTGCTGCAAGGAACTCCTCCTCGGAGCCGTCGAGCTCGATGCTGTCTTCATCAAATAACCGGATCTGTTCTCCGTCGATCCCTTGGCCGGTCAATACACCCGGCCGGGATGTGAAGCGCTGCGGCATGAACTGTCGGACTTCCTGCTGGTCGCCGAGTTTATAAGCGACCAGCAATATTTCAAAGTCCTCGCTTTCGGTGTAGGCATAGACCCCCTTGTCGATATCGACGGAGCTGTATGTTTCTATGTCAACGCCCATTTCCATCTACATCAACTCCTTATGCCATCAGGTCGTCGTCTTCATCGCCGAAGTCGTCCTCTGCGCTTGCGGTAGAGCCGCCAAGCCTGTCGCCGTCCTCGAGCTTCTGCACGTTGTTCAGGATCACGCCCACGCCCTTGCCCTCGTTGTTATAAGGGAAGAACACAATCGTCGCGCGGACGTAGCATCCGGAGTAGCACTCGTCAGGGTCGAGAATGAACTCGCGTTCAAGATCAACGACCTCGGGCTTCCTGGTTGACTTCGCGTTCAGGTAGTACTTGCCCTCGTAGTTCTCGTTGGGCTCCTCCATCTCGTCGCCGTCGTTAAGCGGGGAGCGGAGATTTCCGGGAACCTTGCCTCCCCATAAGCGGGTCTTACCGTCCTCCTTCGCGTTGGCGATGGCCTCCTTGATCACGGAGAGCGTGTCCTTGTCGTCCTTGTCAATCAGAAGCTGGCACTGATACTTGCCGGACTTCTCATACTTGTCAAATAAATGCGCGTATGAAAGGCGCACCTTGCCTGTTCTAACCTTTGTGTCTGTCATCAGTTTCGCGGGATACTTTGCCATTTTTTAATCCTCCTTAAAATCATCGTTTGCTGTGTTGAACGCCGGACGCTTGTCCGATTCCGGCGCGAGTGTCGGGCTGCCTTGCGGCTTATATACAAGACCCGCATCCTCCAATGTTGCTTTGAACTGCTTCTTGCCCATGAGCTTCTCCATTGCGGAGAGCGTGAGCAGCTTCTTTTCGTAGATCATCGCTTCGTCATAACCGGCCTTGATAGCTGCAGCGGCCACGGCGCCCTCGTCCTTGTACTTCCGGTTAGCGCGGCCCTCGACCACTTTCCAGCCGGGTATAGCGGCGCCATCTAAAGCGGCCGACAAAGCAAAGCTCTGTAAGTCCTTGACCCAGCTTGCGAGAAGTTCCGCGCGGGTCAGAGCGTCGGCCAGTTCCTCGTCGGATAAAAGCGCCGGATCACGATCCGAGAACTCCTCGGCGGCCAGCGCGGCCTTGGCTCTTGCCTTACATGATCCAGCCGCCGGGCAGAAGTAGTTGTGGCACCATGAGCCGGGGTTGTAAGGCGGGTTTTCTGATACGGCCAGCTCGGCGGCGGGCTTTACCTTTTCAGTGGCCCACGCCTTCAGGTCGTCTACGGTCAGCGTTTCCTCGGTTACGGAGTCAAGACGTGGCTGGTATATGACACCGGTCACTTCGTCAAAGTCGTAGACCAGGTCGAAAGCGTTCATGGCCCCGATAGAGTAAAGCCTTATCTGCGGATTGTTCACAGCGGAAACCGGCACGCCCTTGCCATATTTCAGGTCAATAACGATTGCTTTGCCGCCGCCGATGATAACCACGTCGCTGGTTCCGAAGCCGTCGGGAACGTACTCGCCGAACTCCACGCGCTGTTCTGTCATAAGCACCGCCGCCTCGTCCTTGGCCTTGGCCTCCTGAAAGCGTGCGGTCACATAATCGATATAAGGCTCCAGCGCCTTGGCCATGGTATCGAAGGACTCGTCAAGCTCCGGATGCGCTTTATAGAAAGCGTCAACCTTTTTCTTGATCGCCGTCCGGGCTTTTTTATAGCCGGATGAAGGTTCCTGCGCGTTCTCGATCTCGAGCGCGGCCAACTCATGGGCCAGCGTTCCCTCCTCGGCATTGACCGAGGTTGTTTCCGGGTACAGCGTCGCCATGTGAGCGGAGCCGGGGCAGGGCATCCAGCGTCCCGCTGATGATGCGGGCAGGAATGCGTGTTTACTCATTAGCCGCCTCCTTCGCTTTTTCGATAACGGCCGCGTAGTCCTTCTCCTTTAATCCGGAGAAGTTCTTCGCACCGAACTCCTTCAGGATCGTCTGCACCGCATCGCGCTTTCCTGATTTGATAAGGACATTAAGCGCAGCGCGGACGTCAGTGTCCTTTGCACTTGCCTCTGTCGGAGCCGTGGCGGCCTTTTCTGCGGGCTTTTCTTCCTTGGCTGTATTTTTATCCGGCTCGGGTTCTTCGGAGGGCTTCTCGGCGGTTTCCGCGGTTTTCTTTGAGGACTTCTGCCCTTCAATGAAAGCGGTGCCGTTTTCCAGCGCGTTCTTGATCTTGTCATGCGCTTCGTCGTTGGTGGCCTCGTCTGGGCTTGTAATATGGACGATATTGTCGGCGTCACGGTAAACCTTCACATTTACTGGATTGAGCACCGGTGTGCTGTCGCCCTTTTTGACGTAGGTGAAAGACGCGAACTCATTCGCTATGCCAATCAGGGCCGCGAACTTCGGAAGCTCCGAGAAGAACTTCTCCGCGTTTTCAAATTCAAGATTGATTTTCATTGGTTACCTCCTTGTGGTAAAATAGGGTTGTCAGGTTGTGGCCTCGGTTCGCGTTATTGCTGCCGGGGTCATAATTTTTCTTGCATGGTCGCATCACCTCCTTCGATAAGTTCTGAAAACTGATCTTCCAAGTCCTGCCGCATAAACCGGTCGTAGCAGTCCGGACACATGAACGGGTGCATCGACATAGGTTCGTGCATGGCCCGGAGCTCTGAAATTTCCTCGCCGGTGAACTTTTCCTTGCATTTAGTGCAAACCATCATCTCGGGATCCTCCTTCGTTTGTATCCATATCCAGAAGTCTTTTTGCTGCTGCGGTAGCCGTAGCCACTCGCTTCCGTACTCCGCGACGGCCGCGTCGATAAGCTGCCGGATATTATTTCCCATGCTTTTCTTCCAGCTCCTCGGCCATGGCGAGGATGCCGCTTGCGTATCCGGAGAGCCTGGCCGATCCGTTAAGGTATGCTTCTGCGTTTGCGTCGCCGTTGTAGTACATCAGGACGGCGCCCGCGTCTTCATAGGTTGCGAAAAGCTCCGCGAGATAATCAGCGCCCACGGCCATGTTGCCGTCGAGGTCGAAAATATCGGTCACGCCGAGGCGCTCCATTCGATCTATGTGCCAGCGGGTTGATATTTGCATCAGACCGAGGCAGCCGCCGTTTACGGCCTCGGGGTCGTAACGGCTCTCGGCGTATGCGACCGCCTCCAAGAACTCCGGCGATAGTCCATACAGCTCGCCGTACTTCTGCGCGGCTTCCTGAACTTCCATCGGGATGTCCGGATCGATGAACCAGCTCGGCTCGTCGGTGGTTTCGACGGTTACCGGAAGCGGTGCGGGCATTGGCTCCGGATCCTCGACCGCGACATATTGAAGGGTTTTATACTTCACCGGTTCCACCTGATACAGCTGCGGCGTTCTCCCCATGACCGACTTCCAATGGCACAAGCCGAATATCAAACCCAGCGCCACGCCGATCGCCGCCGAGATTAGATTTTCTTTCATCGTGTAGTGTCTCAATCGCTCCTCCTGTTCTCCGGATTGCCGCAAGGGCCGCGTGGGCCAGTGACGTCAATGCCGGGTCTGTTGTTTTCTGCATAGCGTTCCTCCTTATTCAGTCAACGAAATGTATACTTGTTAGGTAAAAAAAATTGACACCGGAACGCCATAGTATTTGGCCAGCTTCATCTTGACCTCGTCGCGTGGTATGCGCTCGCCGCTTTCATATAGTGAAACGGCCATCGCTGTTACGCCGACTGCCTCGGCCACTTCGCGCTGGGATTTAGTACCGCGAAGCTCGCGCAGCTTTTCTCCGATCTTGATCTTGTCCATAGTGTCCTCCTTTCCTTACTTGATAACCCGCACGGGTTCCACGCCTTTGTAGTATTTATCGCGGAATGCTTCGAACTTCTCCGCCGCGTAAACAAACGCGCAATTCAGGAGCTTACTTCCCGGCCGGGGAGGATATACATCCATGAACTTCTGATCGGCCTCGGTTTCGTTTTCAGCTTCCACGGCGACGTACTCGCCAGCGCCGTGCGGGAATGCGGGATCTGTTCCGAAGGTGTAATAAAATCGCTTCATATCATGCCTCCAATCTTGAGAGTAGGTTGTCGAGCTCTGGGCCTTTTTTCATAATGATCGTGCGGGCCAGCTTGTAATCGATAGTGGCGAGGTTGCTGATCTCAAGAGCCAGCTGCTCGAATAAGTCCCACTGCCTTGTATAGAGCCGGTCGAAGTTTTCCTCGAGCTCCTTGCTCTCCGGATGCGCTTCGTACATCTTGTCCGCCTGATCCGCTGCGGCCGTCGCTGCTTTGTATTGCTGATATAATTCCTTGATTTTCATAGTGTCCCTCCGTTGTATACGTTTTGTTTACCCAAGTCACAAGTATACACTATGTTTACAAAAAAGCAAGTCCTTTTTGAAACTTTTTGTTTACTAATATAAACATATCGTTTATAATGTTGAAAGCGAGAAAAATAGGGAGGTTACGGGAAATGAGGCAGTTTAACCAGATACTTCAAACCTTAAGGATAGAGAGGCAGTGGACGCAGGATCAGCTCGCAGAAGCTCTTGGAATAACAAAACAAGCGGTGTCACATTATGAGCGCGGCACCCGATATCCAAAACCAGAATTGCTCGAGGCAATTTCCGACCTATTCAATGTCGATATGGATTATTTAACTGGCCGGTCGTCCGAGACAACCAGGCTCCTCACCGACGAAGAGCTCCGAGTCCTGAACGCATACCGCGCCGCTTCAAATGATAAAAAAGAGTCGGTTTGCGATATACTCCATATAAAAAGGGAGTTAGATGGAGGATCATCCGCCGCGTCGGCAATGTAATATGGGCTGATTTCAGTTAGGAGGTGCTTTTATGAATGGGATATCTATTGGAATTGATGGCGTGCGCTCGCAGTTTGACAAGGAATTAAACGCGACGCCGGAGGAGCTTCAGGTGGCGCAGCATTTTATCGAGATTATCCGGAACCGGAAGCCCGGCGTCCCGGTCGCCTTGGAGCGCCGGGCCGATAATTATTTGTCGCTATGCTCCGGAGTAAATGATTTTATGAGGCTCAAATATACCGACCGTGCTCGGTGGGTGTCGATAGACGCGGAACCGGCCGGATTATCTGCAGACGATCCGCGCTTTGCAGCGCAGAAAAATAAAAACCAGCGCCATTGGAAAGCGTCGCTCCGTGACCTTTCCGAGCTGGCCGGCTTTGATGATGCGGTCGTGGCCGCGTGTCAGTACATAGAAAGCTATTAAGGAGGGATATATTTGAACGGTGTTATATATGCGCGGTATTCGGAAGGGCCGCGCCAAACAGACCAGAGCATAGAGGGTCAGGTTGCTGACTGCACCGCTTATGCGGAGCGGAACGGCATCGATATCGTCGGCTTATATGCCGACCGGGGCATTTCAGGAAAGAGCGCCGAGAACCGGGCAGAATTTCAGAAGATGATTAGAGACGCAGCCGCTGGGAAGTTTCAGGTCGTGATCGTGTGGAAGGTTGACCGTTTCGGCCGGAACCGCCAGGATATCGCTTTCAATAAATACAAGCTAAAAAAGGCCGGAGTCAAGCTCATGTACGCGGAGGAGTCCGTTCCGGATGGCCCCGAGGGAATAATCCTCGAGTCTGTCCTTGAAGGCATGGCCGAGTATTACAGCGCCGACCTTCGGCAGAAGGTTATCCGCGGTCGCCGGGAAACCTTGAAGAAGGGCCTTTATTGCGGCGCACCGCTCCCGCTGGGTTATAGGGTGGACGAGGAGCGCCATATTCAGATAGACGAAGAAGTGGCCCCGGCCATCCGGGAGGTGTTCCGGATGTATGCGTCCGGCACCGGCGTCAACGATCTCGTGGATTATCTGAACAAGCTCGGGATAACCGGGAGGCGCGGCGGCCGTATATCCCCGGCGGTCATATACCGGATGCTCCGTAATGAGAGATACCTCGGTATTTTTGACACGGACGGCGTGGAGCTTCGTGCCGAGCCTCTGATTGACGAGGCCACTTTCCGCGCCTGTGAGGATTATTTCAGGCCGCTCCATCAAAACGCGGCCGGGAGGGCAAACGTGGACTATAAGCTGTCATGTAAATGCTTCTGCGCTTATTGCGGCGCAATGCTGGTGGGTGAGTCCGGGACCGGAAAGAAAGGCAAGGTATACCACTATTATAAGTGCGGAAAAAAGAAACGCGGCTCCAAGTGCAAACTAAAGCCGATCAGAAAAGACGTGCTGGAGGAGGCCGTTCTGAAAGCCACGATGGAGGATATGCTTACCGATGAAACCATAGCCGTCCTCGTGGACGAGATACTGCGCATTCAGGATCAGGAGGCCGAGGCCGATCCGGCCAGCGCACTCCGCAAACAGCTGGACTCAAACCGGAAGCGCCAGCGCAATCTCCTTGACGCCATAGAGGAAGGAACCGGCGCGAAAGGGCTCGCCGCAAGGCTGGCCGATCTTGAAGCCGAGGAGCACGACCTTGTCATAGAAATAGAAAAAGCGGAGCTGCAGCAGCCGAGGATATCCCGCGAGGATATCACGGCTTGGCTTTGCTCCTTCCGTGGTGGCGATATAGATGATCCCGAGTTTGCCGCCCGGCTCATTGATACGTTTGTGGCCAAGGTCGAAGTTAAAAACGGCATGGCTGCTATTTATTACAATATCCGGAAAGGCGGGCATAAAAAAACCACGGATCGCAGCCGTGTTCGGATACGATCCGTGGAGTGGGGTTCGCGTAGCCTTATCCGAACCCGCAAACCCTTTGTCCACGACGGGTATATTGTACTACTTATCGCCGTTTAGTCAATTCTTTTTTAGGAACTCCGAAGAACAAAAGCCCTTCTTGCCGCCGCCGATAACGTAAAGCCACTTTACGCCATCGACCTCGGTATAGTATCCATAATTCTGTGCCCGCTCGCCTTTTTTCAGGACGGTCAGGACGGTCTTGTTTGTGCCCGCTCCTGCCCTCAAACGGAGGCCGTTTGGAGCTGTGACTATATAAGCCCCGGCGAGGGCTGTATCGCGGCTCTGTGCCGGTTCTATGCCCTCTGCGGCCGTGGTGATAACCGACTCCGTTCCGGGGAGTCCCAGCGCGTCGTTGATCATCGCCGGGAGCTTTCCGTTTGCGAGAAGGTTATGGATTGCCGGGCCGGGGCACTCCGTAGCCGTAAACATCCGGTGCTCTGTCAGGACGGCGTTTTTCGTGCCGTCATAATTCACGCCTTTAATTCCATATCGGATGCAGATATCCACGCACAAGGCCACGAGCGATTTAAGCGCCGCGTCTGCTATCGGCCAGTCAGGAGCGCCGCCGCTGTTGGCCACCTCGATAGTGATAGCCCTGTCGTCGTTCCACTCGGACGATGAAGTCCACGCACGGCGGTTTTCAGGTACACCGGCGCAGATAGTTCCATCCGAGCCTATGTAATAATTAGCGCTCGCCTTCCGGGATCCGGTAAGGTGCATCTTGGCACAAGCCACCGCGCCCATGTTCCCGGCCATGTGGTGTATAGTGATCTTTGATATTTTTTCTTTGCGCGGGTTGCTTTTCTTTGTCCCGAAATCAACCGCCGCTGTCCCGATTTTCGTGGTTTTTGTCCCGCTTTCGGGGTCGTTTTGTACGGTTTCGGGCTTTTTTGTCCCAGCATACTTGCCATAAATAGCCGCGCCATATCCGAAGCGCTGCAGCTTAACCGCATCGCTCTGATTGGCCGGTTTTTCGTACTGAAGCAAGACCACGTCCGAAGCCGCGCGGACGTCGTCGGTCGTTTTCAGCGTTCCCCATAAGGCACCGCCATACCCTTTGAGCTCCTGAAGCATGAACGCCACCTGCATGGCCGCATCGCCGATGGACGCGCCGCGATCCTTGGCAAACCTTAAAAGCGCCTCCTTGCGGCTCCAGTATGTCCACTGCGCGAGGCCGTATCCCGCCGAGTCGTGAACAAAGCCGTCATAGCTGCCGTTATCCACGGCGGCCGTGTACTGCTCGTCGTTCATGCCGAGGCGCTTCTCGAAGCCGTTCTGCAGGTTATTGGCCCGCAAACCGGACTCGGCATAAAGGTTACCCATGAGCCCGGCAGCTCCGGCCGGTGAAAGCCCCGCTGCCGTGAGTGCGTCAAATATCTGTTTTTCTGTCATGGTTGTCCTCCTTAACCGCTGTAATCTCCGTCAGGCGGGAGCTCGTCCTCGTCGCTGTTCGTGCTTCCCTTGACGGTCTTGGTGATCGTGATGGCCGCTCCGGTCGTGACCACCCATTTACAAAACCCGATAACCTCGCTCGTAAGCGTCGCGTCCAATTGAGAAGGCATCATATATCGCAAAGAAATAAATCCATAAGCGATATCGATGCCTGCATACAAGAGAACGGTCAGCACCGCAAAAATGAGGAGCTTGTTCCGGGTTTTTAGTTTAGTCCTCCGCCTTGACTTCCGTCTCGGTCTTCTTGTCGGCTGCGTCGACATAAGCCTCGGCTCCCGCATAGATGGCTGCGGAAAGTACTCCGCAGACGATCCCGACCGCTGCGACGGTGTTGTTATCGGTCGCGATCCCGTTAATAGAAGCCGCGACACTTCCGAGGAACGCCGCCGCGCAAATCCAAAACTTCCTGCTGGTGATTTTCTGAATAAAAGATCTCTCATTCATTTTATAAATCCTCCGGTGTTTTAATCGTGGGCGCGTTCGTTCAGGTATTCGGTCAGCTTTTTTCTTTGCTCTGATACCATTCCGTTGCACCCTTGCTCGTGAAGGCCCTCGAGAACCGCTTGCATACATTCCGTCAAAATAAAAAGCTCCGCGCGGAGCTCTTGTATCTTGGCCTCTGTATCGGCGTGATTCTCGGCAATCCTTTTTTCGATCTCCTCGAGCTTGCCGTCGTATCTGTCGACAATTTTGGAGCGCTCGTTATACGTGTCCTTGAGTGCCTCGTCCCAGCTTTGCTCCTTTTCCTTGATCACCTTGGCCGCGTAGTCCCAGCCTTGTTTACGTTCGTGATCCTTATCGGAGGAGTTCTTTACCTCCACGATTTTTTTCCACACTTCATAAATCACGATCAGGACGGCCACCGCCTGGATCACGTAGGAAAACGATAAGTCCATCAAGTTCATTGGTTTTTACCCTCTTTCTAATCCTGCTGTTTCATTGCTTCCTTTAGTCGTTCCTCCTCGGCATCGACCGCCCGGAACTGCGCAAGCTCGATCAGAAGCCTCCGGCATAGCATGGAGAGCTTCGTGATCGTTTCTTGCTGTTCGATGCAAACCGTGTCGAGAGGATCCCGCTGGCCCGTCATTCGTCAATCAGGTATTCCAGCTCAAGCTCGATCAGGAGCTGGCGCACCTGTTCCTTGATAGCCTCGGGAACCTGTGAGAACTTTCTCTTGCCTTTTACGATAAGTGCCACGTAGATAACTGCCATCTCTTTTTTCCTCCTTTTATTTAGTATGATGATGTATAAATCGAAAAGCCGGAGAACCATCATTCTTCCTCCAGCGCTTTTCTCACTTCTTCGCGGATCCTTTCAGGAACGTCCTCGAGTGTCTTTTTACCCTTGCGGATAAGATCGACATAGATTTTTACCATAGCGCACCTCCTTATGAAACAATCAGTTCGTAGACTTCTGCCAGAGCCTCCTCGATGGCCGTAATGCTGTCATCGATAGCGGCCGCCCTTGCCTCGCTTTCCGGTACCTCGCGCAAGATGAACCAGTACTCGCGGCCGATCTTCACGCACTGAACCAGCTCGGCGTTGTGGAGAACTTCGTCATTCTCGCCGTCGTTGATCGTGACCGTTGAGAGCTTGCCCTCAAAAGTCGATGCTTCGACCTTTTTCGACGAGATGAAATTGTTCCCATTCAGGGCGAGCTCGGTGAGCTGCGTCCCGTCTGCCAGTGTTACCGTGTAATTCTTTTCCATCGTTATCCTCCTTGTTGAATAGTTGCTTGTATAGGTCGTTCATACCTTGCCGCTGGGCGCGGCTCATAATCTTGTAATGGCCGCCCATCCAGCTTTGATACATGAGCTCGATATCCTGAAGCGGGATCTGGCCAGCCTCGTATTTTACGGCCAGCTTTTTCAGCTTCCGGCGCATCGCCGTGATGCGCTTCGGGTGTATCTTCTGAATAACGCGGCCGGTATCGGTCAGCGCATAGCCGATCTGAAGGAACCGGAACATGGTGGACAGCTTGCATATCCGTGTTTTTCTCTGATTGACCGTGATACCTATCGCGGCCGCCTGTTCCGTTATATCCCGGAGCAGGGCTTTCAGGAATTCCTTGTCCTCGTGGATGATATAGCTGTCGTCCATATACCGCGCATAATATTTGCAGCCCCGGACGATCTTTACATAATTGTCGATCCGGTGCGGGTAGTAAATCCCGGCGTTCTGTGATACCTGGTCGCCGATATCCATCGACTTGGCCATGAACTTCTCCCCGGTCAGCTTTTCCGGCGGGATCTTCCGGTGCTCCAAGGAATTAAACGGCGTGTCCATGCACCGCTCGTATTCCTCGTCGGTCATATACGAAACATCGACCTCCGCATCCGCGAGTATCCGGCCAAGCAGCCACAAGGCCGCCTCGTCGTCCGTGTGCTCGGCGATCTGTTCAAAATAGACCGAGTGCCATATATTGTCATAGTATTTGGAGAAGTCTATGAGCAATATATAGCCGTCGTTGCTCCCGTGCCTCGCATAATACTTCCGGAGGTGGGTAACGATCCGCTTCCGGGTGAAGCTAACCCCGCGATCCTTTAAGGACGAGCCGTTATCATAAATCAGATAAGGCCGCGTGGCCGGTTCCAGCACATTGTCCGTCAGGACGTGCCGCACGACTCTGTCGCGTATATGCTGGCCGGTTATCGGTCGGGTTTTCCCGCGCTCCGAGATAATAAACTCGGTGGCCGGGCTCGTTTTGTAGGTTCTGTCCATGAGCTCATGCTGCAGCTTGGATAGCTCCGTCAGGTAGTTCATCTCGAACCGCTGAACTTGCGGTTTCCATGCGCTGTTCTGCTGGGAACGCCTGAACGCAGCATAAAGCGCGTTTGCATCTGTTATCGTTTCCATAAAATTATTTCACGCCGGTAGCGGGCATCGGTCGTAACCGGCCGCGTCGTGTTTAGTATTTACCCTTTCAGGAGGGACAACCTTTCCTTTCCCTCTACTGCGAGTCGGGAGCTTGCCCTAATTAGTCGCAGGAGTGAAATCCGGCCGGACGCCATTGGAGTTCGAAGCGCTGTTGTTGTTCGCATTGCCGTTGTTGTTCACATTGGCGAAGTTCGTCGCCGACACAAGCATTAGATCAAAGGCTGCCCCGTTTTATATTCCATATCTGCTTTTATCCGCTTTACGCCAGCCCTTGATCAGCGCGATCTCGAGCTGGATACTGTCAGCAAAGCGGGTGTATTTGTTTATATCCACCGGGAGCGTTTCGATTATGTACTGCAGCTCCTGAAGGAGCACGAAGCACTCCGCGACGGCCCTGTCTTGGTAGAGTCGCCGTTCTTTGACCTCGGCCTCGTAGATATCATCCGGAAGCTCCCGCGAGGGATATATGCTATTGGCCCGGATAATATTCTGAATAAGGCTCCGGAGGATATTAAGCACGGCTTCCTGTTCCTGTCCGATATACCAGTCAGAGAATGCCACGCGCCGGGCCTCGCTTTTCAGCTCTGCCTCGGCCTGTTGTTCTGTCCTCGCTTTCATGGACGGCTTTTTCGGCCGCGCCTTATATCCAAAGTCCCGGAGGAGAAGGTCTGTTATTTCCTTCCGGAGCTCAAAGGCATGGTGAAATACCTCGAACTGCGAGGCTTTTCTTTTATTCTTTAGCACTGCCATAGACGACTCCTTGCGTGCGCCACAAGGGCGCACGATTTTAGATTAGACAGAAAGCCGGCCGGACGCCAAGGGAGACCGAAGCGCCGTTGAGGCTCGCAAGGCCGTTGGCGTCCACATAGGCGAAGGCCGTCGCCGACACAACGTTTCTCAACCAGTAAGTCGTCCTGTTTGAAATCATATCCGGACGGAACCTGAAAAGGTTCAGCTGCTTACAAGCCACGCTATACTTGGCCGGAACGGTGGAGCCGTCCGAAGTAGGCTCGAAGAATGAGCCGCCGTAAACCATAGCCTCGCTCATAAGCTCGATATCGGAATCAAACCACGCGCCGCCGCTGGGCTTTCCATTCGTGACCGCGTTGCAATGATACTCGCGGTGGGTCAAGATATGAGATGTGCCGAAGGCGTTCTTGATGGTGGTCTTGGCCGTCGCAAGATTTGTGGTGTACATCTTGGAGCCGGTATAGCCGCCCGCGGTAGTATTCGAATCGTTCATCTTTTCGTTATAAAGAGCCGTGTCAGGAACCACCACCACGTGATGTGCCGTGCATTCCGTATCACCGGAGCGCAGGAAGTAATCAAAATCCGCGATCCTATACACCACACCGCCGATTGTCCAGTAATCGCCGATATACATATCGTCGAAGGTTCCGGACACGATAGCGGCGTGCTGTTCCTCTGTGAGCGCGTTCCCGAGGCTCTTGCCTCTGTAAATGGAGTTATGGAACCCGGCTCCAGATCCTCCGAGCATGGTTTCCAGCATCGTGATTTTTTCCGCTGCGTCGGCCACGCCCTCCGCGTTGTCATTGATTGCGGCCACGAGGTCGTCCTTGTGCTCTGTTTCGAGCAAGGTCAGGTCGCCCGCGATAAGCTCCTGCAGCGAGGACAGAGCCAGCCTTTTAACTCCGGTTCCGTCGTTGCGGCGGATCAGTATCACGTCGGCAAGGTCGGCCGATCCGGCCAAGTCCATGTCAGTCCATCTCCGCCCGTTTTCAACATCGATTGTCATTTTCCGTTCCTCCTTTGCTTTTATGCTTCTTTATATTTCCAGTCGGCGATGATCGCATAACCATCGTCGTCAAGAATAACTTCTCCAGCGTCATTGAGCGTCGGTGTGAAGAAGTCATTCTTCGTGTTCATGTACTCAATGAGCGTGATGCGCTCCTCATGGTTGGCCGCGATAGCCGCGAGCCTTGC